CAGGATAAGTAACTGGAGAAACATCATATACTTTCTTTATGCCTCGAATAACTCTTTTAGGCTTCATGCCTTCCCTTTCCTGCCAATCCTCAGCCTCTACACTAAAAGCAAATGAAGATTGATATACATCGCCACGTTTAACCATTTCTAAAAGGTCATTACCTAAAGAGGTATTTGGAGCATCAAAAGAATACTCTAAAGCATTTCCAGTAAGATTCAATTTTAAGGTACCTGATTTTGTTCTGGCTAAAACCATGTTAGCATCATGATTAAATAATGCCACAACGTCGGAAAAATCAGAATTTTTAAATACATCTGGGCTCATTTCTTCATCATACCAGCCCATATCATAAGCAGAATTAAACACCGTAGCAGTGCCAACTATTGTTCGAGATTCTGGCATAGCGCGAAACTCGTAATTTATACTTCTCTTTTCCATTGTTTCTTCTTTTGACCTTTCGTCCATTATTTTATTAGCTGTTCTTTCGGCCCAGGGCAACATAGTTGAACCACCCCAAGCATCGTACATTATTGAACCGCATATTTCATTATCATCTTCATCAAAATATTTGCCCTGGTCATAAACTTTAGCACGACTTAAAAAACTATATGTTCTTATTACCTCATCCTCACTTAATGCCTCTTTGTTTGACAATTGCCTTGCTCTATTCCAACCAACAGATGTACCACACTTACTGCCATTATCTTCTTTATGCTTTAAAGCTTTCTTTGCTGCATTAGTAGCTGATTGAGGGTAATTACTGTATGGCATAAATCAATCTTTAGAATTTTCTTTACCATTCATTTCTTCTTCGCTATCATCCTCAATATCTATACTACTTTCACCTTTCTCGTGTGCTATTCCTTCGGTAGATGGTTCAATCTTTATATTAGAAGCTAAAGGTAATTCATAAGAATCTCCACCAGGATAAGGATTCATATTTTCTTTAATCCTTATTTCGTTTGGTGACATCGCTAAAACATTACGCATAGTTGTGTAATAAGAAGATCTCGCTGCAACGTCACCACGAAGTAACCCATCTAAATTAAATCGAGTACTATACTTATCCTTTTCAACTTCAAAAAATATCTTTCGGTTAAACTCTGATTCTATTGTTTCGCATAATGGCATAATTGTGTAATTCACAAACATTTGGCTCAACTGTTCCATATTGCCAAAAGTGGCTTTATCCATATCTTCTAATAAAACACCTGGAACACCAGTAATGCGTGCTATATCGGAAATAGTAGCTTTCTTAGTTTCATTAAATGCAGCATCGGCAGGATTAAGGCCTACTTTTTGAAAGTCCATACCTTCCTCTAAAATGGCAGTACCTCCAGCGTTTTGACTTCCACCAAAAGCACGGTTAAAACTACCTTTTAATCTGTCGTATGCTTCGTTAGTTAATCTTCCCGGATGCTTTAAAACTCCGTTTAAATGTGCGCCATTCTTATAAAAATTAGCACCGTAATTTCTATTCGCTAATGCAAGCCCAAAATTGTCACGGTGAATGTCTGGCACTAACAAAGCCTTAACTCCATCCCATGCAAGATTTGGAATGTAAATAATGTTATCGCTCCTATATGTTTTGTTATTCTCTTTATTCTTAAATACAAGTTCATTCCTACTATTATAACTCATATCTATTTTAGTAGGATTGAGGATAGTAAATGAGTTTATTCTTGTAGTTATGCTATTTCTATTTATCGACGCGTAAAAAGCACCATGTGACAAATAGTGTAGCACCATTGTTTTATAAAAAGTGTGAGAAGTATATAAATCAGACGGCTCTCTTGCAATTACTTTGTAGTTAGGATGATCTTTTGCTATCCTAATAAATCCATCGTCCTGTTTTTCAATAATATCAAATGGAATAGATGCAACTACACCGCCAAGTATTTGAGCAGCGCGATAAAATGCAGGAAGTCCTATAATAGAATATTCATCTACAGCTACACCAGCCGTAGAACCTCGCTGAAATAATGCGCCTAAAGTATCACCGTTTAAAGGAGTGTTAGGATTTTCTATACTTGCGCGAGTATTAGAAAAAAAAGACCGCATGGAGTTAAATATTCCCATGCGGCAAATATATATCAGATAAGTATGAAGTTATGGATTTTTGGTAACAGGTTACACAAACCTAATCACCATGTAAAGGCTTTTAGCTTTCCTAAAACTATCGTAAGTCTTATATTTTTCATCAAGTCCAAAAGTATCTCTTTCTTCTTCTAGTTTTATCCATGCTTCTTGATGTGTTTTACATTCTCCCGATAATTCATAAAATCTATTGAAATATCCATCGGTTGAATTAATTTGCCTGACTTGTTTGGCGTAATCCTGTTTGGTCATTAACTTTTCCATAATTGATATTTTTTAGTTTGTCAATTAGGTACATTTCTATAACATTAATAAGCCTTGTTGGCGTTCACCAGACGTATAAATAGTTGGTTTATCTTCTACCATTATTTGTGCGTATGCCATAATCATAGCAACGGGGCCATCCACTTTTTCAGTTGACTTCGCTTTATCTATTTTTATATTTCCAGCAGGGTCAAATCTAAGCATAACATTTGACATCATCCACTCCATGACTGGATTTCCGTCGTGTGTAATTTCTGAAGATAAAAACATCTTTTCCACCTCTTTGGTTGGAGCAGACATAGAAATAAATCCCTGTCCGAATGGCTTCATGGTTGCTCCATCATTTGTAAGTTGTATAACAAGTTGACTTGCGTTCCATCGGTCAAAAGCTATGCACTCTATTTTATACTTTGCCGTTAATTCAATTACTTTAGCTTTTATAAAGTCGTAGTCGGTAACGTTGCCGTCTGTCATAACTATATCCCCATCATGTGCCCATTGAATGTAGTTCACTCCATCCGATAGCGATCTTTCTCTAACGTTATCTTCAGGACAAAAGAAATAGGATTTTATATGTGGCTTATTAATTCCCTGTTGTACGGGAAAACAAAGAACTAAAGCTGCAATATCTCGAGTGGATGCTAAATCTAAACCTGCAAAGCACTTTTTATTATAAAGTACGTCATCGTCTAATTTTAATCTCGTAGCCTCAATATAACTATTGGAAATCCAAACACTGGAGGTAGTTGTCCAAACGTTTAAATTTTTAGTCATGAATTGTATTTGCTTTGCGGCCCCTTCGTTCAATGCCTTTTGAAATTGGTCATCCATGTAACTAATATAAGGAGTAACGCCAAGATTAGGATTGCTCTTTGTCCAATTCTTTTTGTCCTGCCAGTCATCTCCTTCATCTAAGCAAAAGAGTAATGGAAATACCGATTCATCAACTTTTCTTTTTTCCAAAATATCAACCATTACTTTACGAAATTGATAACATGGTGATTCACGGTTAAATCCTGCAGTCGTGGTAATTAAGAGTAATGGCTGAGTCCTAGAACCCATGCCCGTCTCCATAACTTCCAAAACGTCACTAGTTTTATGCGAGTGATATTCATCAATGCCTGCAAAATGTGGGTTTAATCCATCGAGCGTATTAGCGTCGGCCGATACCGCTTCAAATTTTGAATTGGTTGAAGGTACGTTGCAATTATATTTTAATACATTGACTAATTTATTAAAAGTGCGCGAATCAGTCTTTAGTGATTTAAGAAATACCTTTGCCGTATCAAATGCTATCCTCGCTTGATCCCTAGTAGTTGCAGCCGTATATACTTCCGCTCCCGTTTCGTTATCACATAAAAAACAATAGACAGCAATGGCAGCCGCTAATTCTGTTTTACCGTTTTTTCTTGCAATTTCAAGATATGCTTTTCGAAATCGCCTACCTCCTTCCTTTCTTTGCCAACCAAACAATACTTTTATAAAAAACTCTTGAAACGGCTGAATATTAAATCTTTGCCCAGCATATTCGCCTTTAGTATGCCTAAGGGCAGAAATAAAACCAAAAGCCCTGTTAGCGTGAGCTTCGGAGTAAACATAATCCCATTTTTTATTTTTCAAATCATTCAAATGTCTTTGAACGGCTAATCTTGCGTAATTGCCTAATATTAAATTCCTCGAAACAACATCCTCGATAAATTTCATTTAGTCGCTTTAACCTCAATAGCAATAAATCTAAATAGAAATAGAAAGCTAACAAATCCAATAGCCTCTAAATAATCAATATAATCAAACCAAAAGAATTTAACAAATAACCAATTCCATAAATAATAGAATGGTACAGACAAAGCCGTTATCATAATGCCAACTACTATGATAAAAGTGAATATTTCGTATATACTTTGTTTCATTAATTCATTTTTAAAAGTTTAGCTATTTCATCCTCTTCTTCCTGACTTCCATTACTAAAATACTCTAAAGTTAACCTTGACTTTGGATCTAGCCCTAAAGTCTTAGATAATTCGAGAAATAACTCAAAACTTTGCTTAAATGCAGTCCATTCGGCACTTACCTGCCTTGCACCGTTTGGATGAACCATAACTGCACCGTCTTTGCTCAATAAATCAGCATTGTGTAATAAATGACCTATTGCCCGCGCTGCTATTGAAAGGTAAATTTCATCAACTTGCTTTCCTGCTTTATGAATGTGTAAATGTTCACGGATACGATTATAAATCCTTTGTTCGCCAGCATCAAGTTTAAACATTGGTTCACCAATTTCACCCGGTGTAAATGTTTTAATTCTGGAAACATTCAAAGTGCCTTGAAGGGCTTTTGTTTTATTGCTTTTGCTTTGCATTTTTCGTGTGTTTTGTGAATGATTTGCGGATTCAATGCGAACCCCCTTATAGGGATTGAATTTACACGCGTGGTGA